TCATTCATTCCCCATTTCGGTGATGGTCAGTTCCAGCCTCCCACCTTTGGTAACAGGCATCTTCACAACGCGGTAATCAACGACCTGAGCATCATCCAGCCAGAAACCTGCTTTGGTGAGTGCGTCAAAAGCGGCTTTTTGCAGATTATCCAGGTCACGGAGGCGGCGATCCGGCATGTGACACTCAATGCGGATTTTCACAGGAATAGCCAGGCCGATATCCAGCATTGCGTTTTTAATGATTCGGGCGACGTTATCGCGGTATGCCTGCCCCTCTGCGCTGATGTGCGTGCGCCCGCGATTATGGCGGTAATAGCGATTATTGCTCGGAGGCCAGGGTAATGTGATGCTGTAGGTATTCACGCCTTAATAACCCCCTCTTTCAGCCAGATAACCTGTGTTCTCGCCATACCTTCCAGCGCGCATTCTTTTGCATATGCAGCATCGACAAAATGTGTGCGGCGGTCGATTTCGTCGTGGCAGGCAGAACATGCAATGGTGGCAATCAGGTCTGGCGGTTTGATACCGGTACCGCACAATCCAGCCAGCCGGATATGTGCCAGTACAGACGTCTCAGAATTGCCATTACATACGCCAGGGATTCTTACCTGGCATTCCCGACCACGCGCTGCTTTTCTCAAATCAGCCATGATTCCTCCTTGCTGCCAGTCGCAACCATTTTTTATCAACCAGGCTAGCGGTATATCCGAGCAGTGTTGGTATTTCGGATGGCTTCAGCTCAGGCTTACGCTTACGACGATTTGATACTCTGTAGATGTGTCCGTTCATGACACGAATAAGCGGTGTAGCCATTACGCCTCCTGCTTGTCGCGGAGCAGCTGGAACTCGCAGCTCTGCGGAATAGTCAGGTGGCAGCCAATATTCACCGCCCAGGCTTCAACCTTACACAGGAAGACATACATCTCTCCGGTATCAAGATCGGAGGTATGGCGTAACGACTGGATAGTGGTGATATCACCGGTTACGACATCAACCAGGTCTTTGGTTTCATAACCGAGATATGTGTGTTTGAGAGCATCTTTTACCCAAGCTGGAGTAGCGAACGTTTTACCCCTGCTGATGAGGTATTCACTGATTTCGCTGTACCACATGTGGCTGAGTGCATTCTGGGAAAGACTGCGTTTCTCACGCCACGGTTTAAGCACCATGCGAAAGCATTTGCCCTCCTCCAGATAAGGCTGGATCTGCCGACCGATAGCGGTGAAGTTACCGCGATGTAATTTGATGCCATCTTGTGGGAGATTCACGCTTCACCTCCGCAGAGGTCAAACGCTGGATACAATATATCGCAGGTGCATTTCTGCATCTGTGGAGGGAGAAGAGAGTTTGGATTGTGTGTGCGCATAAACGTCCCCGTTTAGCGCAGAAGTCACCGGAGTTGTTCAGGCTCCGATGACATGATTATGGCGAGTTGATTATCGCAAATCAAAGGTTTTAATTGTGCTTTATTCCTTCAAGCGTTGCCTTCATACCAACCAAAGAAATGTTTAGCTCTCCAACTTTCTCAGGGCTATATAATTCAGAATGAAGCCAATATTCTGATTTATCTAAACATCTTTTAGCCAGCTCTCGATCAAAGTCTACGACTTGGGAAGACGCTTCATACCAAAGCCTATAAAGTTTTTCTTCTTCGTTTGGGTTATTAGGCTCACCACGTTTTAATTTTTCAGTATATAAAATTGTTGAACAAATCGCAGGAGTTAATCCAGTGATTGCCCTCTGCCGCAGATCGGATTTGTTTGTTATCCACCCCAACAGACGATCTCCCATCCATGTGATAATTGTATCCATGCTTTAGCCCTTCTTAGTAAATAGTGTGTAGGGCGACTGAAGGACCGAGTTTATGCTTTTTCGCATTGCTTTCAGTTAGTACACCGGTATCGCACCGGAAACAATCCTACGGCAAATTGGTTGTCTGACCTCTCGGTTTTTCGTGCATTAACCGATACCCACTACAGTCTCGGCGAAAGCTGCACACCCCCAGGGTGTACTGGTAGCACTCGGCACAGCCTAGCACGCCACTTTCTTCTCACTATCCAGTCTAATTTTATCCCCTAGTCAGACACTCAGATGTAGTGCTCCGCAGCGGCATGCGGGGGAATACAAAAACTCGGACAAAATTGGGCCTCCTTTTTGAATCACTCGCGGGGATGTAGTTATTAATACATGGAAAAAGATCTGTTTTCAAATCCAACATTATATGGTTTCAATACCACGGGGTGGCTATGTGTTTCTCATTGTTAATTGGAATCTACTGTAATCGATCCGAACGTAAATGCGGCAAAACTCGACTCCACTTATCATCCTGCCACGGCCGGAATTTTACATGTGCCGTTTCTCTGGCAAGGATTGCCTGTGCCTTATTGAGTATCTGGGGATATTCTTGCTCGATAGAAGTGAAGCGACCAGCTTCACGATGCTCCGCAACCTGAAGAAGAGGAGTAACGTTCTGGTAGGTAATTAACATCACATTCCCTGCTCGCCATAACCAGGCGAGTGTGCAAAGTTCGTTATCAGTGAATTGTTTTGTGATTGGGTATTGTTGAACTGCTAGAACGAGAACGCCAGCATCCATTGGCAGTCCCTATAGTAAAACCATAGCTCAGGACGCTTCGTTCAGGATAGATAATTTTATTGTACTTACCTAACTTTCTTACTATAGCACGGTTGAAAAAGTGATTATTACTCAAAAATAAACCTCACCATCAACCATATATTTGAGAGTACTTATCGCCTGCTGGGCGGATATTGTTTTCATTAAAGGATAGTGTTTAAAAACAATGCCATTCATAAAATAGATATCACAGGTTTTATTATCTGTATTGATTATGATTTTTTCGAATGTTTTATAGGCAAGTGTACGACATAGCTCTCGCCCATTTTTACTGGTTAAGTCAATAGCATGAAAATCACCAAGTGAACTCACCGCTTTACTCTTCAAAGTTTTTAATGATACAGAAGCCCTTCGTAATTCCTTATCTAATACTCTGATTTTTTCTGCTATAGCGGTAACTTCAGGCGCAACAGATAATGCAGCAATTAAATTATTAATTTTCATCTGGAGCTCAATAATTTTCAACTCTAAAGTTTCATTAGCATCTTTCTTGTTTTCAACTGGTTGGATTTTACTACAATTAAAAAGCAACTCATTAATGATATTATAATCAACCAAATCTCTCTTTATTGATGGCCTGTCACATCGATGCAGTCTTCTCATCGGACAAACATAATAGCCATGCAAACTTCCAGATACCGCATGAACAATCATGGTATTACCACAAGCCTCGCACTTCATAACTGTTCGAAGTAGATTTATCAACATAGGATTCTTGCTACTATTGCTAATACCAAAAGGTGCCAACCGAATTTCCTGTACAGCGTAAAACAAATCATCTGATATGACTCTGGGATAATAGCCCGCGATTTCACTTATTCCTTTCCCTCTTGCACGATATGAAGGTACGCATATACCTATCAGAGCTTTATTCGCTAATAATTTTTCAATTACAGAAGGTCCCCATGCACTTTCTTTTCCTGAGAAATTCTTTACAGCATGATCATTTAAATACTTGGCTATTGCATTCAATGAGCGCCTTTCCATCCTGAGTTTAAAAATTAGCTCAATAGTTTTCACCCTGTCGGGGTCTGGAACAAAAGCCGTTCTTTTGTCATCTAAGGAGAGCCATCTCGGACAAGACGCCGTCATAATCGTACCTGATTCCAGTGCATCCTGCCGTTTTTTCTTCCATGATAATTTAACCCGACTTGACTTTATCTCGCTTTCTTCATTTGCCCTTTGTGCTATAAGTATGGCTTTTATTAATGAATATGGCTCATTCAAAGAGTCAATATTATAGACTGTATTGTCGCAAAGAGTTATAACATCAATACCGTGATTCAAAATCAATTTCAGACGTTCAATCGCTTCACCGACTTTTTCTCTTGAAAGTCTGTCCAGACTTTCAACTAACAATGTAGTTCCTGGCAATATATAACCATGCTCTATAGCATCTAAAAATTCCGAAAAAGCTCCTGATTGTGCATGCTTTCCTTTGAATGCACTTAATCCTAAATCTTCATATGTTATGGTATCAAGATAATAATCACTATTTACCTTTAACCATTCAGCAATAAGTCTTCTCTGTCGGTTTAATGAGTCGCCAGACATCTGACCTGGTGATGAAAATCGCATATATGCTATGGCTTTTTTCATGGTGACACCTGCTAACGTATGCTTTTATAAACATTAGTGGTGGGATATAATTTTTGTTTAATTTTTATTTAAAAAGACAATTAAGGTCACATTATCTTGAATATACAACAATAATCGTATTGCAATTTTCTTACGCCATAATCTTGAAAGCACAAAAGAATACATAAAAAAATAAAGACATTAACAAAAAGCATAAAACGAGGCTCATATAAATATAAGAGCCTCCATATTTTAGTAGTTTAGAAACAAATTATTTTTAATGTGGTGTGCTTCGTGACAATAGATTAATAACCAACACACCGGCACAAATCAACATCATGCCTATAATGGCTGGCAGGTCCAGCCGTTGGCCGAAAAGTCCCCATGACAGTAAGCTAATCAGGACAATACCGACTCCTGACCAGATAGCATAAGCAATCCCTGTAGGAATATAAGCCAGCGTCTGAGCTAATAACCAGAATGATGCACAATAACAAATAATTGTACCAACAGATGGCCATAACCGTGTAAAACCTTCTGAAAACTTCATTAAGGTTGTACCAATGACCTCTGCAAGTATTGCACCACCAAGATAAATATAAGGGTTCATAGCATATTCTTTCCTGTTCAAACTGGAGAGAATTGTACTACAGTTTGAACTCAACTCACCTGTTTCATCATTGTGTACCCATTGATGTTCTTTTATATACCCTCAATACCCGTTTCATCGCGGCACTCTGGCGACACTCCTTAAAAATCAGATTCGTGCTCACCTTTCCTTCCCGTTCTTCTCTGGTAGCGAACCGGTAATACACCGTTCGCCAGACCTTACCATCAACGACCAGGATTCCTGCCCGCGCCATTTTAGCCGCAGCCTGATTTATGCTGGTTACGGTTGCGCCTGTTACCGCGGCAACGTCCTGCGCACAGAAGTTCTTATGAGTCCCCAGGTAATGAATAATTGCCTCTTTGCCCGTCATACCCTTGCTCCTTTCAGCCCAAACTTAGCTTTGATTTCTGCGATCTTCGCCAGAGTCTGTGCACGATTTAGAGGTCTACCGCCCATGACAGGAAGTTGTTTTACTGGTTCAGGTATAGCCTCACCACGGTTAATTCGTGCGGTCATACAGGACAGTTCATCGGCAGCCTTGCGCCGTAATTCCGCGTCAGTCAACGCATTGGCCCGCATGTTCTGATACAGGTTGGTAACCAGCCAGTAGTGCGCGTTTGATTTCCACGGATAAGACTCTGCATCCGGATACAGCCCGCGCTTCCGGCAATACTCGTAAACCATATCAACCAGCTCGCTGGCGTTTGGCAGCCCGGCGGTAACGGATGCTTCTTCCCGGCACCAGGCGACAAACTGCCCGGGTGATGGCAGGAATGGTCGATTCTGCCGACGGGCTACGCGCATTCCTGCGTTAACCTGTTCCATTGTGGTGATCCCGTTTTCCCGGAAAGCCAGAACCCACTGGCGGCGGATTTCGTTCAGTTCATTCTGGTCACGGTTAGCCAGGCTCGCCGGGAAAGTTGCCAGTAACTGGCTGAACACACCGTTGATGATCTGCGCTACCTGCTGTACCTGTGGCTTTTCGTCGTACTGTTCCGGCATGTTGTTGGCGATCCGACGCATCTGCTCACAGTCAAAGTTAACCATTTGTGCGGCGATGTTTTTCATAAATCCACCCCATAAATCCAGTCAGTGTTTGTCAGGTCCAGTTTTGATTTTCCGGCTGTCACTCCAGCCTGTTGCTTGTTACGGTTGATTTCGAGTTGGGTCCACTTGTCACGGAGTTTGGCCGGACTTAGCACGTTACCGGACCAGAAGTTGTCCTGGCATGCCCAGCGGAACAGCACGCACATGTCGCGGTGGTTACGTCCGTCACGTTCACGCATCAGGCGGATATCGTTAGCCCACCCTGCAAAATTCGGTTTTCTGGCTGATGGCGCGATGGTCTTCACCATGTCAAACATCCACTCTGCGGCGGTCAGGTCTTCTGCTGTCCCCCACTTGCTGCCGCTCTGAATCGCAGCATCCGGTTTCACCACAGGAAGGTCGTTTTCTGGCTGGTCAGAGTATTCGCCAGAATTCTCGGACGAATAAGGTTTTATATTGTCTTTTGTTAGTTTGTCTTTTGTGTTTACCTGATTCGGGTAAGTGCCTTTACCTGATTTGGGTAAACTTTTCTTACCTGATTCAGGTAAATTTACCTCTTTCAGGTAAACTTTATTTTTCTTACCTGATTCGGGTAATGTTGACCATTCACTGACCACATTATTAATGCCGATATTCCGCCCGCTCTGAATAAAAATCCCACGCTTTACCAGAACACTTTTTGCAGCAGAACACTTGTGCGGCAATATCCCGGTCAACTCGGAAAGTTGCTCGTTGCTCACCCAATCCAGTTTTTTATTAAAGCCATATGTTTTGCGCATGACAGCCAGGAAGACCAGAAGCTGGTGCTGTGTTAATCCGGCCAGCATCACAGCTTCCAGCAACTCATTTGCAATGCGCGTATAACCATCATCGAGATCTGCCACGCGCGGCTCCTTTTGTGCCGCATCCGGCACTGGAAAATTGAATATCTCAGCAGTGTTTGCCATAATTCCTCCCGCAATGAGTGTGTTACGATTTGCACCTGAAAGTCGGTTCTGTTCCCGCAGACCGACTTTCGCCATTTTTGAACCTGTCATATTGCCCCCAGCATGGTGGTGACCATCGCCATCAATGGACCAGCCAGATCCGGGTCCACTCGAAACATCGACACAATGCCTTCACTCATCTCCTTCAGTTTCTGGTGGCGTGGTGCGTTGAGAATGACAGCCTGTTTTGCCTCACTGAGTTCCTTTTCCATTTCAGCCAACCTAGCCATAAAGCTATCCTGCTCAACCAGGTAACCGCGATATTCCAGCGGTAGTACCGCCAGAATTGCCGGGGTCAGTTCACGCACGTTATTTCGGTATTTTTCAGAATCGAATTTGTTATCGAGGAAGCGGAACAGCTTCTGGCGTGCACGGCTGACATCATCAGGGAAATCGATGGTGCCGCCGCCCTGCTCCCGATACTCATTCACAATGAGTGCGGCAACAACATCCTGATTATCTGCAGCCGACCAGGCGCGGACGGCATCACGGATTTTTTCGTGGCCTGGAGCTTGTTTTGTTTGAGAACGATTTATCACCGCAGTCGGGCTAAATCCGCTAGTCTGTTGGTATGTAAGTGGTTGCATAGTCATTGCCTTATCAGTTAACGCCGCAGTTTAGGCGGCAGAATTACTCGCGTTAAACAATGGTGCGAGGTCGGGACGAATATCTGCTGGTTTAATCTTTCCACCAGTGGCTGAGACAATTTTCATTACATAGCGGGCATCAATTCCGCCACCGTGTAGCCAACGCCAAACAGTGGGTTGGGCTACACCGCATAGATCTGCCAGTCGTTTTTGACTACCTGTAATACTGATTGCGAGTTGAATGGTTTGATTTGTCATTATCAATTCCTATTGGTATTGCAACGAATAAATAATAGCAATGCGTATTAATCATAACAATAGCAAAACGTGTTTTGACCATCAATACGCAAGCGTATAAATTAAAACTTATGAAAAAAGAAACTCTTGCTGATCGCTTAAACCTAGCGATGGAACAATCTGGAATGTCTCAAGGCGCTCTTGCAAAGGCGTCTGGCGTAGCTCAACCCACAATCTGGAGACTGACAAGCGGCAACGCGCGCGGCTCAACAAAAATTGTTGAAATAGCTAATGCATTGGGTGTTCGAACAGAGTGGCTCTCATCAGGCATAGGCCCGATGAGAAATGACGGTCAACAATTAGGGAAGCCTACTGCCAACCATCCCAAATACTTCAAGATTGACGTTCTTGATATAGAAGTGAGTGCCGGGCCGGGAGTCATCAACCGTGAGTTTGTAGAAGTTCTACGCTCGGTTGAGTACTCGTTTGACGATGCTCGTCACATGTTCGATGGTAGGAAGGCAGAAAATATCCGCATCATTAACGTGCGTGGTGACAGCATGTCAGGAACGATCGAACCAGGTGATCTGCTGTTCGTTGATATCACGGTTAAATCTTTCGACGGTGATGGCATCTATGCGTTTCTGTACGACGACACCGCCCATGTAAAGCGCCTGCAAATGATGAAGGATAAGCTGCTGGTTATCTCTGATAACAAGAGCTACTCACCGTGGGACCCGATCGAGAAAGACGAGATGAACCGGGTGTTCATCTTCGGTAAGGTTATTGGGAGCATGCCCCAGACGTACAGGAAACATGGATAATCAGTACTGTGCTGATGAGTCGTTTAGGGGATAGTAAATTTAATTAGAATTAGACGAGAGCGATTTATGGATTGTGACGCTTTACAGGATATAAAAATCTCTCTTAGGTATGACGGAAAAGATGCTTTAAATCATGAAATAGATTTGAACTGCCTAGGAGAATCCCTAAAGGGTTTTTCTAAAGTTCTCTCAACAGCAGCTTCTTTCTCTGTTACACAAAAATATAGTAAATACATTAATTATCAGGAAGTTAAGGTTTACGCACGCGAAGCAAAAGCTAACTGCTTTACTCTTGAAGCAGTTCTTAACTTCGCCACTCAGAACCAGTTGTTCTCGGGGATCGCCGCAACTATACTTGGCGCAATACTACAATATATTTTTGCGAGAAATTCTAACAAGAAAGATGAAATGAAAGCTTTGCAGCAGTCACTTGAAAAGGCCATAGAGGCACTAGGAAACAAGGATGCTGGAACCATTGATAAGTTGATCTCTTTGATTGACCGAATGGCTGTAGAGCTTCGCCCCTCTGTAAGGCAGGCAGTATCACCTATTGGTAATACTTGCGATCAGATAAGTGTTGCAACAAATGTTGACGGCTGCCTTCTAAAAGTTAACGAGAGAGATAAAGCTGAAATTGATAGGCTTGATGATGATGAAGTTCTCGGTCTTCGTGAGTATCGTGCTTTTCTTACAGAATTTGATGCACAAAATATGACAGCTAAAATAATTTTAGATGGTGATGACTCAAAAAAGAGAATCACTGCTGAAATTAGCGATCCAGCTGCAGGAAAGAAGAATAACCCGTATATTAGAGCTCTTAGTGCATATATATCAACCAAAGGTGATCCATCTGCAGTATTCACTATAACCGCAAAGGCTACTGTTAAAAAAGGCCAGATAAACAGGTTATTTATTGTAGATGCGAAATGATTTCCCCGGCCGTCGTGCCGGGTTTTCTTTTGCCTCCCCTCATCACACACCGTTCAAAAAACCACCACAACCTCCCTTCAGTTATCGCTATGCGATGCAAGTCACAAAATTAATTCTTTTTGCTATCAAACAGTTAATATCAAAACACATCAATCAATAGCTATAAGTATTGATACCACCAATAGCAATAGCTATTATTACCATGTCGCAACAACACAACGATACGGCAACCACCTGATTCACCGTTGCGATGACCGCTTAGATCCGCAGTTTGAATTTCAGCAGGCTTCGGGGAGTGCGAGGGGTGAAACGGACGCGTGAACGTCGGTGTGACCAGCTGAAATCAACTCAACATTTCATACCTTAGTCGCTTCAACGAGGCGACTTAGTTATGACAACCGGCGGCCATCCACCGCCTGAATACGCGCAGAAGTCTCTATATGTTCAGCAGCCCAGCTTACGGGCAGGAGTTTTTATGGTTCATCAACATTACGGAACGCAGACCGTTAATCGAGGTGCGGTCATGCCAGGAATGCTGGTCAAACACAAAGATGGTACCTGGACTGCATCAGCTAATTTACGCGGACGGCTTTATCTGCATCGCGGCATCGAGCGCACTTATACCCGTGATTTGCTCGTGGAAGTTTTTCTCGACGGACGCGGTAACGGCCTGAATCGCTAATCCCCTTTCCTGTTTTCCTAATCAGCCTGGCATTTCGCGGGCGATATTTTCACAGCCATTTTCAGGAGTTCAGCCATGAACGCTTATTACATTCAGGATCGTCTTGAGGCTCAGAGCTGGGCGCGTCACTACCAGCAGATCGCCCGTGAAGAGAAAGAGGCAGAACTGGCAGACGACATGGAAAAAGGCCTGCCCCAGCACCTGTTTGAATCGCTATGCATCGATCATTTGCAACGCCACGGGGCCAGCAAAAAAGCCATTACCCGTGCGTTTGATGACGATGTTGGGTTTCAGGAGCGCATGGCAGAACACATCCGGTACATGGTTGAAACCATTGCTCACCACCAGGTTGATATTGATTCAGAGGTATAAAACGGATGAGTACAGTACTCGCAACGCTGGCAGGGAAGCTGGCTGAACGTGTCGGCATGGATTCTGTCGACCCACAGGAACTGATCACCACTCTTCGCCAGACGGCATTTAAAGGTGATGCCAGCGATGCGCAGTTCATCGCATTGCTGATCGTCGCCAACCAGTACGGCCTTAATCCGTGGACGAAAGAAATTTACGCCTTCCCTGATAAGCAGAACGGCATTGTTCCGGTGGTGGGCGTTGATGGCTGGTCCCGCATCATCAATGAAAACCAGCAGTTTGATGGCATGGACTTTGAGCAGGACAATGAATCCTGTACATGCCGGATTTACCGCAAAGACCGTAATCATCCGATCTGCGTTACCGAATGGATGGATGAATGCCGCCGCGAACCATTCAAAACTCGCGAAGGCAGAGAAATCACGGGGCCGTGGCAGTCGCATCCCAAACGGATGTTACGGCATAAAGCCATGATTCAGTGTGCCCGTCTGGCCTTCGGATTTGCTGGTATCTATGACAAGGATGAAGCCGAGCGCATTGTCGAAAATACTGCATACACTGCAGAACGTCAGCCAGAACGCGACATCACTCCGGTTAACGATGAAACCATGCAGGAGATTAACACTCTGCTGATCGCCCTGGATAAAACATGGGATGACGACTTATTGCCGCTCTGTTCCCAGATATTTCGCCGCGACATTCGCGCATCGTCAGAACTGACACAGGCCGAAGCAGTGAAAGCTCTTGGATTCCTGAAACAGAAAGCCACTGAGCAGAAGGTGGCAGCATGACACCGGACATTATCCTGCAGCGTACCGGGATCGACGTGAGAGCTGTCGAACAGGGGGATGATGCATGGCACAAATTACGGCTCGGCGTCATCACCGCTTCAGAAGTTCACAACGTGATAGCAAAGCCCCGCTCAGGAAAGAAGTGGCCTGACATGAAAATGTCCTACTTCCACACCCTGCTAGCTGAGGTTTGCACCGGTGTGGCTCCGGAAGTTAACGCTAAAGCGCTGGCCTGGGGAAAACAGTACGAGAACGACGCCAGAACCCTGTTTGAGTTCACTTCCGGCGTAAATGTTATTGAATCCCCGATCATCTATCGCGACGAAAGTATGCGCACCGCCTGCTCTCCCGATGGTTTATGCAGTGACGGCAATGGCCTTGAGCTGAAATGCCCGTTTACCTCCCGGGATTTCATGAAATTCCGGCTCGGTGGTTTCGAGGCCATAAAGTCGGCTTACATGGCCCAGGTGCAGTACAGCATGTGGGTGACGCGAAAAGATGCCTGGTACTTTGCCAACTATGACCCGCGTATGAAGCGTGAAGGCCTGCATTATGTCGTGATTGAGCGGAATGAAAAGTATATAGCGAGTTTTGACGAGATGGTGCCGGAGTTCATCGAAAAAATGGACGAGGCACTGGCTGAAATTGGTTTTGTATTTGGGGAGCAATGGCGATGAAACATCCTCACGATAATATCCGCGTAGGCACGATCACTTTCGTCTACTCCGTTACGAAGCGAGGCTGGGTATTTCCCGGCCTTTCTGTTATCCGAAATCCCCTGAAAGCACAGCGGCTGGCTGAGGAGATAAATAATAAACGGGGAGCTGTATGCACAAAGCATCTCCCGTTGAGTTAAGAACGAGTATCGAGATGGCACATAGCCTCGCTCAAATTGGAGTCAGGTTTGTGCCAATACCAGTAGAAACAGACGAAGAATTTCATACGTTAGCCGCATCCCTTTCACAAAAGCTGGAAATGATGGTGGCGAAAGCAGAAGCAGATGAGAGAGACCAGGTATGACAACCACGGAATGCATTTTTCTGGCAGCGGGCTTCATATTCTGTGTGCTTATGCTTGCCGACATGGGACTTGTTCAATGACACCTCAGCAGGAAAACGCCCTTCGCAGCATTGCCCGTCAGGCTAATTCTGAAATCAAAAAAGCCAGACAGCAGTTTCCGGATAAAAACGTCGATGACATTTGCCGTAGCGTACTGAAGAAGCACCGCGAAACGGTAACGCTGATGGGATTCACACCGACTCATTTAAGCCTGGCAATCGGCATGTTAAACGGCGTCTTTAAGGAACGATGAACATGAAAAGCAAAATCATCAGGGAGCTACAGGCTCCTTTTTTATTATTCGCATTCACCCTCAAGCGTATTAACCAACAATTCAGGGATTAATGAAAGATGGCAGACATCATTGATTCAGCATCAGAAATTGAAGAATTACAGCGCAACACAGCAATAAAAATGCGCCGCCTGAACCACCAGGCTATATCTGCCACTCATTGTTGTGAGTGTGGCGATCCGATAGATGAACGAAGACGCCTGGCCGTTCAGGGTTGTCGGACTTGTGCAAGTTGCCAGGAGGAGATCGAACTTAAGAACAAACAATGGGGACTGTGATGGCCTCAAAGCAGCAAATTTCAACATCGTCCAACTGAGGTGTAAAAATGTTCAGAATCATTTTTCCTAACACCTGGTACGTCGACCACCACGGCGCTCCCTGCAAAATCCTGCGTTCTACCCACAACAAAGTTCACTACATCCGAAAAGGCAGAACATGTATCGCCAGCATGTTCCGCTTTAATCATGACTTTGAACCTGTGAATAAAGCTGATGCAGATCGGATAGCAGAAGAGATCGAAACGGCAGAACACATTAAGAAGTTACGTGACATGCGTTCAAAAAGCAGAGGTAACCATGGAATCATACAGCCTCACACTCGATGAGGCCTGACAGTTTCTCAAGATCGCCAGATCTACCGCAACCGACAATAACCGCCACTGAACGGTTTATTTCTTTATGGAGAAACCATACAAATGACAATCAATATTCAGCCGATTCTAATAAACCGCGAGCGTGTTCAGGAGATGCTTGGTGGTATCTCCAGAACTACTTTTTACCGGAAGCGTAAACAGTGGGAGCAATCAGGGACACCATTCCCTCGGGAAGTGGAAGAAATCCACCCACCGAAAGGCGGCGCCTCTTTCGCTACAAGGAAGTTATTCAGTTTTGCAAAGATAAAGGATTGATTTCCGAACACTCTTGAATTTTCTTAGCCCATAATTCTGCTGCGTCCTGCTGCTCGGGGATGTAGTCATACTGGTCATAAACAGCCAGCATCCCCGTGAGCTTATGCCCGAGAATTTTCTCCGAAACATGAGGTGCTACTCCAAGTTCAGCCATTTTTGTTTTGCACGTTCTGCGCAGATCGTGCAATGACCAGTGCTCGCCCCCCATAACATCTTCTACCTGTTCTGCAATAGAAATTAGGGTGCTGGCAGACATTGGGCGATTTTCCTGTAACTTAGCCGGAGGAAATACGATTGACAGATCAGGGTATAGATCAAATACCTGCTGCAAATAATCTGCTGCGAGTTTTGAAATACCGCGAACAAATCGCTTACGCGTTTTTGAGTTCTCTTTCGGTATAGTCCATTCTCTAGACTTCAGATCAAAATCAGTCTTCTTAGCCAACCGCAATTCAACACCACGACAACCAGTTAACGCAACAATTCGAATAAACATTTTGTTTTGCCACGACATTTTCGTTTTGTCGATGGCATTCCAGAATGCGCCTATCTCAACATCGTTAAGAAAACGTTCGCCATTATTAGGTCTACTGCCGATATCATTAATCTCAAGAAGCATCAGTGCATTTGATGTTATGCGTTTTCTGCGTAACGCATAGCGGATCACTTGCTTCATCTTCACCAGTACATTTCCCGCCTGTACGGGTGACCCACCTTTTGTTATGCGAATGAATATTTGCTCCCACTCTACAGGACTCATTTCATCTGCAATCAGCTTACCGTAATTGTCGGTGATGTGAAGTTTCAGCATCCGCTTCCAGTATTCGTACTTCACCATCTCTTTTACTGAAGGAGTATCAAACCACTCGTCAACTAGGGTACTGATGCTTGGGGAACTTGATGCAATATCTTTGGCTTTCTTCCTTTGCATGGCTGGGTCTTTACCCTTCTCCAACCACCCTTTACACTCTTCCAATGCATCGCGAGCTTCCTTAAGCGACAT